TGCGGCAACGGCGTATCCGAGATTTCAGGCTCAGTGATGTTGTCCCAGCTCAGCACCATCGCGTAGTAGGCGGGCTTATCCCCAATACCCGGCAGTTGCAAACCGGTTTCTGCCTTTAGCGCGGCGCTCTCAATTGGGCCGTGTAGGTAGTTGTTGTTGTCCAGATACCACGCCCGCAAGGTCTTGGTGCGCAGATTCAGGCGGTCAATGGCAGCCTGGTCCGACTTGCTGAAGTACTGCACGTCACCGGTTGCCTGCCGGGCCAGTCCAACCAAGGAGCGAACCCCGTAGGCTACCTGCTGGCCTTCCTGCACACGAGGAGTACCGGCGGGCACAAGGCCGTTGGAAATGTTCTTGATGCCGTACACACGGTCAACTCCCTCGGCGGTTTGCGCGGCTTGCATCGCAGCCAGCGTCGAAAGGTCCGGCGCGTCGCCTTCGGGTTCCTGGTAGAAATACGCTACGACTTGCTGCCCGATTCCAGGGATCGGCAGCCCGGTAACGGGGTCGCAGTTAAGGTTCGTGTTCGAAACTGGGAGCAGTTCCTGGGAGCAGTTATCAGCCATAGCCCTTGTACGTGAAAGTGAACGTTTTGCGTCCGCTAAGTTAAAGCATTGCTTTAAGTACGAACAAGCGTTTTGGCAAGGATATTTTTTGGACTGTTAGAAGATACCGCCGGGGGTAATGTGGCGCGGGACGGCTAAACCACCCCCTGGCTTGGGCAACAACTCCAGTAATTCCCGCATGTACCACGGGTCGGCATAGTCGGGTGAACGCCCTAACTTCTCTTTTTCCACCTCTTTCGGGGCCGCGGCTAACTTACCGTCGGTATCTACTTTCCACCGCTTCCACTGCGCCAACTCTTCACCGAGCATCTCCCATGCGTCGGGGCCAGGGTGTTCATCTAAAAAGACCTGTCGCGCCCGAATACGCGCTGCCATGCGGTATTTGCACTGGGATTTGAGGTTGTTGTAGTTCTCTGGCAGGTGTTTGCCTGTGAGTTTGTCGCGCTCTCCCTTCGGATCGGTTAAGGCACGGCTGTTGGCAATGAACCCAATGGAGCCAGGGATTAGATCGCGCACCCCGCCTCCCACCCCATCTTCGTCAATCACGACCCGATTGGCAGGGCATTTTATTTCCACCATCACTTCGCGTACTGCCGTGGCGAGTTGTGGCACCGACGACTTGAGTAAGACTCTCGCCAACCGGACGCGCCAACCGTTCCACTTCCAGATAACTGCCTTGTCCTTGCCAAAACGAGCGGCATCCACAATAACCGCTGGCAATCCTGGTTGCGCGTCGGTGTTGTGCAGTAGGTTGTTGATGTCGTCGTAACTCAGAAGCGCCGTCGGGTCGTCGTCGTACTCAAAATTCCCATCGAGTAGACGGGCCACGGTAATAGGGTCGGACTTTTTCAGGAAGTTGATATAGTCCTCCGTAACAAAGGGATTGTCCGTAGCAAGACTTACTACGAAGGCTTTGTCAGAGGGGAGTATGCCGTCCTTGCTGGGTTTATAAAAATCAGTGTAGATCCAATTCTTCGCCGGGTTGCAGGTTAAGAGCATCTTTGGGATGGTGCGCCACCCTACCCCACTGAGCAAGGAGAATCGGCCCCGTAGCACGCTAATGGCTTTCGGGTGAATCTGCTGGGCTTCGTCTATAAACGCCCCCGTCAAATCATATGACCCCAGCCGGTCAAACTCAGGATCCGAGGGGACGTACTTAATTTCCCGAAAGAAGATAATGCTGCCGTTGTGAAAAGAGGCGGTATTGCTTTGCGCGTTGAACGTGTACTCCTCCTTCACGCCTAAGGCATTCGTGACCTTGAAGAAAGTGTTCAGCGTGGTATCCCGTAGTTTCGTGAGCTCCTCCCGCGCTACGAGGAACGCAGAGCCTGGCATAGACAGGCAACACATCAACACCCACGCATTGCCTATCCAGGACTTGCCGCCCCGCGCCCCGCCGCCGTACATGATTTCGTTGGTGTGGTCGTCTCGCAGTAGTCGTAGGGCCTCCCGCTGCTTGGCGAAGGTCTTAAGCGTTGCTATCATCCGTATAATCGACAATCGCAATACCCGTTACCCGCTGGCCTCCCGACGTGACGTCAATAGCTTTACTGAGTACATACCCGCGCTTCTTGCCTTTGGTCTTCAGAAAGAAGATAACTGCCGCCGCATCTGGCCCGAAGTGTTTCTGAATCGGTAAGACAATCGGGTTGTCGGGGTCTTCTTTGTTGAAGAATACTTTCACATCGGGTAGGTGATACCCGTTCATCAACTTGTGTAGCTGCGACTCGCCAAAATCAAGGGAAACCTCTGTTAACTCTTCAACAGCGGCTTTGAATGCAGCATCTTCTTGCATCCAACGATAGTAAGAACTGCGGGCGATGCCTGCCGCTTTACAGGCTGTTGCAACCACGCCTAATGATTTTTCGAGGGCAACAAGCAACACCTTTTTATTGCTGTCCCAAGTGTCCTGTTGCTCAACCATGACGCATACCGACTTGAATGGTGAAGGATGCGCCAGCGAACTGACGGTCTAACAGTTCCTGTATCGTATTCTCGGCTTCTTGCAGCTGCTCTGGCGAAGTAAAACGAATCAGCATAGAAGGGCTGTTGTCGGTTTCTTCTTCTAGCTCTCCCCCGTCGGGACTGTCATTCGACCCACTCCCTGAATGCTCGGTTTCTTCGGGGTCGGTTAGCCAATCACTCGGCAAGTCAATACCCCACGCCCCCAACGGTTCAGCATTCCACTCATTAGCCAGTAGGTCAAAGTTCCACTCGCCAAAGGAAGCATTGTCTTTGATAATGAACTCACGTTTCTGCGCCTCTGTGAGCCCCGTTGCAATCAGCACGGGCACTTCTTTGTAGGCGAGACGTAAGGCAGCGTGTAGGCGCATATTCCCGCCGAGCGCGACCATGTTCTCATCCACGACAATCGGCCGCAAGTGCAGCATTTGCGGGAAGTCAATCAAGGATTGTACGAGCTGCTCAAAGCGGGGCTCCTTGATAAGCCGCGGGTTCTGCTTATTGGGTTGTACCTGTTCAATCGGTACAACTTGAATGGGTATTTGACTCTCAGTAGACATACTGAAAACGGTTAATAAACATGATGTTATGACACGAAGTTAAAGTAATACTTGAACTAAAACACAAAAAAGAACCCCAACGTTTTGCGCTGGGGTGAAATCATTTCGAAAAGAAGCTCTATTCGTACTCGTAGTAGATAGCAGCGTGGATACGTCTACTCATGTCATTCACTATGTCTTCTTGCTTTTCTGTTCGTAGTTCCAAGCAACGCAATCCTTGGAATACATTCAGTAAAATAGCCTTTACTTCAACTAACTCTTGGTGTTGGTCTAGCACTTCTTTTGGCGTGTTAGGCATTGGTGTTGGCTTCAATACACCTAGCAGGGGCAGACGAATCTTTTGATGCTCTATCTGTAAAGCCATCTGCTTCTTGAAGTCCCGCGTTGGAGCGGCCTTGAGTAAATCCAGCTCTTGCTCTATTTCGAGAAGCCGGGATTGCTGCTCAACGGTTAATACAGGTGGTTTCATTAGGCGATCTCGGATTTAGGTTTGCGAACGTACCCGTTCTTTTGATAGGCATTAATCCAAACAAGCTTTAGATCTTTTAGCCCTTCGCCGCACGGCTGCAACCGGAAGTGACCTGAAACACCAAACCCTTCTGTTCGAACAATATATTTATTCCATGTGCTATCAACTATTGATACAGGGAAGGGAGCATCATTAGTATACCCAATAGGGCGAACACTATTTTTCTTACCTGCGACAACAAACTTTATCTCAGGAGAAGCAAACTCAATAAATACAATTGTATTTAATAAAATATTAATAAAAGAGGTAAGTTGTTGAATGGCAATTTTCACTTCTTCGTTTGCCATGTGTTTTTCAACGGCACATCTGTCTAATGCCATTAAAGACACGGGCAACATACTAAACATACGTCCTTGGATTTCATTATCAGTGCGCAAACTGATGATTTCTATATCATCAGCACTAACACGAAATAGGAAAGCGTGCTCAGTAGAATAATTAATGCAATATGTTTTGCCATATAGTCTTTGCAACCTCTCTGAGTTAAGCGCCTTATCCGCTTTTATATTTATAATAACTTCGTCAGCAGACTTACTAATAATATAGTTATTTATTTTACTATTTAGCAAAGACATTGTGCTTTCCTTAGATAGCAATATTTCTTTTTGAAAGTCCGCAAGCGGGTCGTTATCTGCAAGAATCTTATCAAATAAATCTATCGTGTGTTGGGACAGCCACGCTCGGCTATTTGGGGCTTGAATTCCAAGCCCAACGTACTTTTGATAATCTATTCGCATACAACTGGCAATTAAGTTTTTACATATTATAATGCCGGATTCTCCGGCATTTAAACTTTAACTTTTAATTACCCCAAAAATGGGGTAATTAAAAGTTACTTCGTCTTGTTGTTTGGACGAGAGTCCTTTTTTTGTTTACCCAGCACCTGAGCAGCTCGCGTCGCCGTTTCGTGCAATTGCTCTTGGTTGTCCCGTGCTATCTGTTTGAACTGGTCCCGCACCTCGCGTGGCACCCACATCTGAACTTGGTCTTTATTTTTTAGCATGATGTGATATTTTATGTGATATTTGCACCTCTTCAAAGATACGAAACTTCTTATGGTTGTGCTAGATATGCCCTCGAAATTAAAGCAGGATACGGAAGAAAAATTCCCCAGCATGATTCAGTTGCGGTTTGCCTACGCCCGACGTGAAGTAGGTTTCCCGCTAAAAAAGGTGGCCGAAGGGGCTGGTATCTCCTTTCAGGCTATTGCACAGTTTGAAAAGGGACAACAAAGCCTCAAGATTGAGCACTTTGTAGCGGCCTGCGACGCGATGCATGTCCGCGTAGAATGGGTCCTAAAAGGCAAAGGAGAGATATTTGACGGAGAGAAACCAGAGCCTACCTCTCGCCTTAAAAGGCCAGCTCACCGAAAAGACGAAGACCAAGCAGAGTCGTAGCCCGCCCAACGGTCTACTCCCTCTTGGTAGAAAGCTAGTGGGGTGGGTGGGGGTCATAGGCTAATAGATTTTTTTAAGCTGATACTTCAACCATAAGCGTATCCGGCGCCTGTCCATGTACCAGCGCCACAACTCGATTGTAACAGGTTTGGCAATGCGGTAGAAGAACTCTAACACGCAAGAGAGAAGCAAGCCAACGATGATGCATTGGGTGTAAGTCATGGCTTCTACTAGTCTAGTGATAGTCCTAACTTCTGAGCCCACTCTTCTGCGGAGTGTTCAGGCATGGTGTAAGGAGTTTGTGCTTTGAAGCCGACGCCCAACAGCAGCAAGTCAAAGAATGCCTCCGAGGCGAGTAGGCCCGTAAACCGACGGCCCGCGCCGCCGTTCTTGAGTGTTGTCCAGATGGTGACTTCACCACTTGCACCCGGGGCGCAGTCTACGGCTATCAGACAGGTAGCCGATTCGTATACACGCCGGCCGAACTGGTCGGGCGCTTGCGGAGCAAACCCAAGGGGCATGAGCTTGCGGGCGTTGGGTAGATAGCAGGTGTTGTTGTCAAGTGTCATGATTCAAGGGGTATGCCTAACTTCTGAGCAGCCAACCGGATAGCCTTGTTTTGCAACTTCCGTTCGTGGTTGATGCCCGCTTTAAAGTCATTTACATTGAACAAGTGCTCATCAGACAACAGCTCTTGTAGTACTTGGCGGGTCTGCTCTTGGCGGTAGTCCAACTCGGCTAAAAGGGCACGAGCCACCATTTCTGTTTCCCGCCAGACTGTGTTAGCCTTGAATATTGGGAAGGTTTCGGGGCTGAACTGCCGGCGTATTTCAGCTAAGCGTTCAGGGGAGAGAGGGAGGGTAGGCATAGGGGCTAGGCTTTTATAATTCGCGGAAATCTTCTAAATCGTAAAATTCCTCTGCTGACATTTCGTCGTCCCACACTTCCAATAGTTGACCTTTGCCGCCGCCGTAATTTTCGATTATATCTTCTGTGCTTTGCTGCTTGGCCTCAGATAATTCAAGGTGCAGTATACCGTACCGAAATCGGTAGGTACGAATGGCAATCGTGGCGTTTTTCATCTGTTGGTTCGGTTAGACTTGTTCTTTAATCCCTAGTTCTTGAAAAAACGCCTGGATAGTAGGCCGTAGGTCTTTGGGTATGTCGTGTAAGGCGTATCTGTCGCCTGTAAAGCCATCGTACTTCGCTATCTGGTAAGCAGGACGTAAGCCCGCGGGGGTATAATCGTGCTGAATACGCGTTTTCTTGCCCTCTGTGCTACGTTCGGGTGGTGGCGCGGGTGTTTCCATATTCTGTGGTTTTGCGTTTGTCTGAGAGGAGTTTTTTAACTCTAGCCGGGCAACATCGGCGTCTGTCCATCCTTTACCCATCATCGGAAGGCAATCACCTTGGTTTCTATCTCAGGTTCTGGTCCATCAGCTATCCGAAGGTCAGTATCAATCTCCCGACGCGTGTATGGTGACCAGCGTTGGTAGAACAACGCCCGCATCATCGTACACAAGTCGGTGGCGTTGGTCCAGACAGGAGGCTTGCGGCTCATCGGGCTCATCTTGACGTGCTGCCACATGGTAAACTCTTTGGCAGACTTGCCGTGGAAGTGAAAGCGCAAGGTTTCGCCACTGCCAAAGCTGAACCCGTACCCGCGCCAATCGAAGATGACGCCGTGGGGCTGTATCTCAATGATGGTGACCTTTTCGGGGTTGGGTAGGGCCGCAAGCACCAAGGCTGCCAACTCTTCGCCGTTGATGTCTGCTACTTGGCTCATGCTTCCTCTCTTTCTTTCTGTGGGGCAACAAACCGATTTTCTTCTGCCGACGCAGAGTAGCCACACAGTTCACACACGCCTGTCGTTGGTTCGATTCTATCCGCGCCACCATCATCAATGCACCATCCAGCGTTATGCGCGGCTGCGCGGACGTGTGCATATGCCTCGTAAGGGCCAGCCTCGTAGAAGTAAGATGCCAACCGCTGCAAGGCCCAAACGCCACCATCGCCTTCCGGCTCCTTCTCTTTCTTGGCTTCTTCTAGTTGTAGTAATAGGGAGGTGTTCTCAGCTTCAAGGCGCTCAACATAGGCCAGTGTACCCAGCACAATAGCGGGGTCAACAGGCAATTCGCCGTAATGAAGCGGCCCTTCCAGCGCGGCTTCCCGCAGGGCTTCGCGCTCGTCGCTTGTCAGGATGCGGATATTTAGCGTGTCTTCCATTGTTCAGCTTATTTACTACAAAGTACAGATTTTCAATTACTTATCCTAGTTTTCAGGCAATTATTTCAGCTTATGCACCCGCATATCTTGCGTCTCTAACGGGCACCACGAAGGCAACGGGTAGTCTCGGCCAATCGGACGGGCGGGGCTAAAACACCCGCACAAATCTGTATCCGGCGCACTGTTGCGTTCCGGATGGTAGAAGGGACATTCTCCACAAGCAAAGACGTTGATGCTTTCTCGTAGACGGTAGGGATAGGGAGGGTCGGGCATGGCAGCAGAAGGGGGTATAGTGGGGGTAGGTGGTGGGGGTTCTCTTTGTTCTGGGAAGGGGAAGGCTAGGCTTCAACGGCAGTTTGCAGGCGCTTTTCTCTTGCAAACTCAGCCAGCATGACCGGCCAAATGGCGTCCCAAAAAGCCTTAAAAGCAGGGTCGTGCATGTAGCTCACGTCTGGACAGTCGTGGTATTTGTACATATAGCTTTCGATATATGAACCGTCTTTTACAGCGTAAATGAATTGGGCTTGAGGAATGCCCTCCAACTCAACTAGTTCATCGTACACGTTGCGGGCGTCCTCCGATTCAATACTCCCCTCCCGGCGGTGCTCCAAAAGTTGCTGCTTCCAGTTCTTGATTGTCTCGTCTACATCAACATGGCGCGCTACTTCAAATTTATCGGCAGCATAATCCCATGAAATGCGCCCTAAGAAATCTTTGAAGTCGTCGCCAGCCGCGCCCCAATAGTTCTGCCAGCTGCCCCAATCCGAGGCAATACTGATGCGGCCTCCACGCCCGTGCGCGTCAATGGTAATATCGGCCCAATACAGCCCACTATCAGCGCGGAACTTGTATAGTTCGATCTTTGATTTTGTAACTTGGTATGTTTGGGTAGTTGCCATAAGAGTTTGATGTTAAACTGTTGGAGTTTGTAGGCTTGGGGGTAGTAGAGGGGGCTCAAAAAGGAGCGTCAGTAGGCTCAGGTATGGGTGGGTCGGCAAAGTCCTGTGATTGGGGAAAGTCGTGCAGCTGGGCCATGGCTGACTTTTCCGCGCTTCCGGCTTCGGTTAGCGGAATGTCTTTAAACAGCCAGGCCGATAGCTGGGCCATGGGTGCCACACCGTCGAGTAGGTAGCGGTTGCTGAAATAGTCGTAGCCCAAATCCACGAAGCCCGGTCGGCCTACCCTCTTCTGTTTCTTGATTTTGTGGGCCCACCACTGCACCGACGTATCGGACTTGTTGGTGTGGTAGTTCGGGCGGTGGCAGGTGAGAATATTCCACACCTTGTTGCCGAACATGGCCCCGCTGTTTAGATCGAATTGGTCCGGTACCGGAAGCTCACCGTCCTTGAGCTTGCTGGGGTTCTTCGGGTGGGCAACTAGGTGGGTGCACATCGGGCGGCTTTCCTCCATGGTCCAGCGGGCGAGAATACTCAGTTGCTCGGATAGGTATTGGTCATCGCGTTGGCCTTTCATGTCGTGGTAGAGCTGATTCCAGGGGTCCATTCTGACGCCGT